CCACCCACGGTCGGTTCAAAGTTCTTAATGCCAAAGTAATGAGCAACGACCATTTCAGCGCCAATTGCTTCAGCATCCCGGGCAATGCCTTCGTGAAGATTTAGCTTCTCAAAGGATCGATCGATCTTGTTAGGCGAATCAAATGCTCGCCTGAATGCAACGGAAGCGCAGACAAATTCATCATCGCGCTGTAAGCGCACCGAGATCATTTCTTCGCACAATCTAGGCAAATCCAAAGCTCTGATGCCCCTGAGCCTGTCATCCTGCCATTTAGGACTGATGCGTAATGCTCGCCCTTGTCGCACCATTCGATCGATGGGGGATTGACCTGATCTCGCAGCTCTGTCCCATCCATTTTGATGGTTGTACGTTCGCCAGTTTCAATTCTGATCATTTCAAAGTCGCCGCTCATTTGGTGTCAATCCATCGAGCTGGACATTGGAAGTCCCGATTCTTTTCTGTGCAGACAAAGCCTTTGTAGGCTTTCCCAGTCTTGGCATTGACGCCCTCTTTGTAGATCATCGCTCCGTGCTGGCAAGATGGCACGTCCAGCATTGCTGTAGGACTTGTCAGCTCTTTTCCGATGCCTTCGACAGCTGCTCCAAATGACCACGGATCACGAGCTTCAGTGATCGTCAAAGCGACGTCAGCCGTCGGTGGTACAACCGACAAACCCACCCGGCGCATTTCCTCAAAGCTAGGGCGATTGGCATTTTCGCTGAATTTGGATATGCCGCCGGTATGCAAGCTGCGTCCAATTGATGAGGTGGCACAGTTTTCCATTGGAAAGCGATTGGCATTGCTTCGAACTTCTTCAGCAAAGTCAGTTGCAAAGGGAACAAGATCATTGACATCTCGATATAAATCGGTCTGGACTATGTAGCGCGATCCATCCTGAAATATGAGCTTCGTTTCGATGCGTCCCATCGGGTAATGAATCCAGAATTTCTCAATTCTTTCGGCAACCGATTCATAATTTTCGAGTGGATTAGCCATTGTTAACTCTCCGATCTGCGCCAATTCTCATGCCAGCGCTTCGCCCTTTGAGATAGCCATCTTTTTTGCCTGTGCTATAGCCTAAGCTGTAGAAGATCGCTCCGACTGTAATCGCGTAAATCATTGCGTATCCGAACTGTATTCCGATTCCCATCTTAATTGCTCCCGATCCGGGAACTACTGAACTTCGCTCCCTGCGTAAAGAGTGAACCACATCGCTGACATCGTCAAGAATCCCGCGTATTTTTGGGCGTGTCGGTAGGTGTTTCGGGTCGCTTATCTTTTAATCCATTTGATGCCAATACTCCGCCAAGTGATCCAGTTAAAAAGATCGCCAAAGTCTTGAGCAGATCGATGAAAGCTGCATCATTTGGAGCTTGAGCCGAAACGGGTTGGGTGACGAAAATCAGCGCGTAAGTTATTCCTAGAGTCACAATAAGGAAAACAATTGAAAGAGTCATGCCAATAAATAAAATTAACCGCGCTTTAATATCCTCTGGCGATAAACGCCGTTGATATCTAGGACGGTTTTGGCTGTGGCTTAACAATGTCTCCAAGTAAGTCCTCTGTGCAGACGCCTTGCGCTTCGCACCTTGGTCGCTGACATTCATCATTTGTCCAATTCTCAAATTCTTGACACGGATAACGCGTGTATCCCTGATACCCACAGGCAGACAGCGCCAGAGAAATACCTAACGCCAGCGCTGACGCCCATAGTTTTCGAATCACTTCCCAGATAATCCGAACGCCGCATCTTTAGGATTTAACCATCGAAGAACTACTGGCGCAACAGCTGCAACGCCGCCGAGTGCTAGTGTCTTTGGATCAGTAATCCCTGCCATCCACATGCCCAAAGCCGCTGCCATGAATGATCTTGCCCATGAAGCTGCTAACCCTTTGATTTGATTCATTTGGATTTTCCAATCTTCGCAATTGCCGCGTCGAGTTTCGATTTTGGAATTGCGACTTCGAAATGCATTTCATCTTTTCGCCCCCGATAGTCCCCGCCCCATTTCAGTGAGTATTTTTTTGCCAGCGCTTGAATCATTGCGACCTTTTCAAGTGGAAACGTGCCAGCCTTGCCAAGCGGATGCTTTGCAGCATTTAGATCAATGGCTGTGCCACTTGAATGATTGCTCAAATCTGTTGTTGATCCACGCACTTCACGGTAGCAATAACCCCAGTCATCGAGTGAACCTTCATCAATCGGCTCAATCAGTTCATGAAATTCAGCCGCAAAACCGACCAACAATGGCGCAACGTGTTTATTGCATGCCAATTTGATTTTTGTACCGGGAACTGGAAATGATTCAATGTCAATTTCAGACCTGACTTTGGATGCTGTCCAGCCATTTTGAGATGTAGTCATTTGAGTAATAACGCAGCTTCTTCCGCGGTGATTCCTAAACGATCCAGCACCCCTTGCTTTGCAGCAATTGTTGCTTGTTCTTTTGCCGCAAAATCTGCTTCATTCTTTACTGCCAATTTTTTACGATCTTGAATTTCCTTGTCAGTCAATTCGATGACATTTGATTCACCAGTAATTGCATTTAATTCAATGTGATTTTCTTTTGTCATTATTTAGCCAATCCATAGATAGATACATTGCCGGTCATTGTGCTAGTTGATTGATAGAAACTGATTCCTGTGTATGAAGTAGCATTTGTATTGACTCCAACCAAATTAGCCATTGAAATTGTGCTATCAGGGTCAATTCCAGGAGACACGAAAGAAGTTGAACTAGCTTCAAATGGGCTGTTTATGTTCATCACAAAAAATGTGCGACCGCTTGTTCTTGTTGCTTGAAGTGACCATAGCGCCGCGGCTGTTGTACGGCTGCCTGAAATAGTAGTCGATTTAGCTTCTAAAAGTTGCTGATTGTAATTTGTAGTGGCATCCGATCCAGAGACGCGCAATCTGCAAGAAATGGCTTCCGCGGCTGTTCCCGTCACTTCCATAATAATCAAATAATTTCGATAAGTTGTGCTAAAGCAATCATTAACGTTAAGCGTTGCCGTCGCACTTAGTGCTTGTGATGTAATAAGAGTCATTGCACCAGTTGATGGCGTAGCCCATTCTGGTGCGGTTGCCCCTGAATTAACACGCAAAACCTGATTAGCTGTGCCAATTCCCAATCGAGTGACCGCACCTGATCCAGTTGCGTAGATAACGTCTCCAGCGGTTGTGACCGTTGATTTTGGTACTGCCGCAGCTGCAAGATCGTAAGCCGATTTAACAGCTGTAGGTGTTGCAGCTAAAATCGAAGAAGTCGTTGATGTTGAGTCTGAAAGTTGAACCGCGCCTTTTTGAGTGGTTAAAGCGTCTTGAATTCCAACTGTAATTGCCCCTGATGTGCCACCGCCTGTTAAGGGTGATGATGCTGTCACGCCAGTAATGTCACCTTGATCATTTGCGATCCAAGTGAAATCCATGTCGGTGTTGGATGCCTTGGACAAGATTTGCCCGGTTGTACCACCCAAAAGATCAGCCATCGATGAAGCAACAGCTTGACCGAATACCTCGAAATCAGCTGGTAAGTCAGTGACCAGATCAGTGGCGGTCGGCATTTGCCAGCTGAATGGTGTTGTTGGATTACTCATTTTTACCCCTTACGCGACCACGATCGCATCTTGCCATTCCAGACTGCCTGAAATGGTGTTCCAAAGTTCAGCAATTGGCACTTCATCCCACTGCATTGCCTGAAGGCTAAATGCAAGTGGTGACAATAGAGCCGTCACCGAAACCGTGTTGTAATTCGCTGAGAATTGCCATCCCTCGACGAATCCGAGATACGTTCCTGATGACATATTTAACGGCAAATCTGCAATTCTAAGCGGTAATCCCATAAAAATTGAAATCAGCGCGTCTCGATCTGAGTCACTAATTTCTGGGTTAGTCAGCTCAAAAGTGATTGATGTAAGCATTGGGAACGGATTGGCTCGTAGTGCCAAATAGAAATCGGCTTGATCTTCCGCGTCAGCGGCTTTATGTAGGGTGGTGGTGACAATTGTTGCCAGTTGTCCGTACTGGGTGATCGATGTCGGATCCGTAGCTGATTTTTCGGCAGTGGAATTTGCCCCGTATTTCACCGTAACTGAATTTCGAATGTCTCCAGCTCTGGTCACAATTTTTAGTCCGCTGGCAATAGCTTCAGCTGCGCTGACATCGGTGTATCCATAGCTGGCAAGATAAATTGATCGATGGGATGCATCAGCATATGAGATCGCTCCGGTGGCTGATTCGTAGATGTATCCAAGACCCGAAGTGGCAAGTGCTGAAACGAGTGAATAAACGTCAGTCCGAGATGATGATCTGGCAGCTAGTTCATAAGTGCCGGGTGTATCAATTTCACCCAATCCGCTATTTTCTGCCGTCGCCCAAGTAGTAGCTGGATCATAGGTATTCCATTGAAGTGATGGCGCGACCTCGCTCCAGTTATTGACCAGCAAATCAGTCAAGACATCCAAGATTTGATCGCCATCAAATTCTTTTGATAAGACCCCATTGGTTAAAGATTTCTGAAGTCGGGACAAGGCTCCAAGTGCGATGATGTTGATTTGCTGACTTATTCCGACAGATCCAGCCGTTGCGACGCCAATCGTTAAATCGACCACCGATCCGCCAAAGATGGGAATGAAAGTCCCTGTTGAATCTTTAAGTTGAATAGTCACGGTGTCATTGATGTTGATAGTGACATTTGATTGCGAAACGTTATAGAGACTTAAACTACAATATCCCGCTTGCGCCTGTTCATAGATATTTGTTCGCCCTGAACTAGCTGTCAGATTAGCCAGAACAAAGTTGGTGTATTCGACGCCATTGATGGCGACGTACCAAATCGGATTAAAGACTGTCATGGTTAAGCAGTGACGAACGCGGTTGCGCCGCCTGTACCCCTGAAAAATGATCGATTGACTACATCGACGACGGCTCTAGCTGATGCTTCTGGATCGCCAACAATGCCTTGATTTACGGTGACATACATTGAAACTCCAGGTGTACTTTCCCCAAATGATGCGGTGTTGTCACTTGCAAATGATCCACTCAAAACCGCTCCTGGAACACTAATTTTTGGAGTTACTGGAACGACAATTTTTGGAATTTCCTGAACTGTAATTTTAGGCTCGACATTTCCCAACACGCCCGAAATACTACTGAACTTTTGTGGTGTTGTTTGGATTCCTTTTATGGATGGAATATCCGCTCCGGGCTTAATTAGGTTGATTCCTCTAATTACTGCGTTGACCCCATCAATGGCAACATCAAGAATTGGCTTAATGAACGAAAGCACCTTAGCAAATACATCTATTACCACGCCAGCGATGTCGCCAATTACACTCAAAGCCGCGCCAATGATTTTTCCAATGATCGGGGCAATAACTTTGACCACTTCAAAGAATGACTCAAACGCATCTTTGTTGTCAATAATTGCATCTTTGACTTTGTTGAATAGTTTGACCAGACCTTCGAAAATCGGTGTTGCATAAGATTGAACTACCTCGACCGTCTCTTGAATGCGTGTACCTAAGCCCCCGGGAGATTTAGAACTGACGGCATCTGAGAATCTCTGTACCACTGGCAAAATGTAAGTAGTAATCAAATCAAGAAACTTTTGCAAGATTGGCAATAGGGCAAATCCAATAGTTTCAACACTTTCATCAAATGCGACTTTAAGCCGTGCAATTCTGCCCTGAAACGTTTCGGCATTTGCTGCAGCCGATCCGCCAAATAAGTCTGAGAGTTTGCTCTGGACATCTGTAAAGCTCATCGCCTTAAGTTCAGCGGCTGATAATCCAATGCCTAATTTTCCAAGGGACGCTGCGTTGCCGTCATAGGCTTTGCCCAAGGCGTTCGCTACGGCATCCAAATTCTTTCCAGTAGCTTGAGAAATGTCTAGCGATAGATTTAATAAATCCTGAGCTTTACTTACATCCCCGGTCGATAGTGCCAGACGTTGCAGCGCTGGTCGCAGTTTGTCATCGGCTACGCCAGACGCCAAGGCTGTTTTGGTTATTTGCTTCTCAACCGATGCGATCATTGCATCCGTTGCGCCAGTAGCATTCTTCAAAGCCGTTGCAAGACGTACCTGAGCAGCTTCATCATCGATGGCTGCCTTTACGCCATCCACGCCGATCTTGACCGCGTAGGCGGCTGCTGCGACTCCAGCTGCGGCAAATGCGAGTCCCGCCTTCTTTCCAAAATCGCCGATCTTGGACGATGAATTTTCGACGTCATTATTGGCTGCCTTTAGTGATTTATTAAGCTGATCGACGTCAGCGAGAATTGATAACTTTAAGGTTCTACTTTGACCAGCCATCAGAATTCCTTCAAAATTTCAGTGAATGCCTTTTCCCATTTTGCAATGATGTTTGGCTGTTCTTGTCGCAGGGTTGGATAGATAAACCATCCGCGAGATCCTCGACCTTCTCGACCAGACCAAACCGGGAATTGCTTATATTTATTTGATCCGAATTCGTAACCCCCCCAAAGTTGCTGCGTGGTAGCTCCGCCAGAGAATTTCTGAGATGCAAAGCCAAAGGAAAGTTCACCAATTTTTGAGGATTTGGAAACGCGAGATCCCGACGCAATCCGAGACGCCGCGACATTTGGGCGGCGATTGGCAGCGGCAATAATCTTTTCTTGAACGTAAGTGGCTAGACCACCGCTGACAACTTTGGCTTGAGCAGTAGCTTCTTCATCCATTGCTTTGAATGCTTTGAGGACGCCACGCAAATCAGCCTTGTCGTAAGCGATCGCGTCCTGTGCCATTTCGCTTCTCCAATATCTCGATTGCTGTGACTATATCTTCAGCCGTTTCAAATTCTGATCGACTAATCCCGGTCGTAATTGCCAAATCCCAAAGAATTCGATTTATGCTTCCGGGGGCGTAACTTTTGGGGCTATCTCATCACCGACTGTTATTTCTGCGACGGTTTCGCTCCAGATCTCGAAAGACTTGACTGGCTTGCCAGCGGCTTCACGTTTCATGGCGTGATACGCCAAAAACATGAGATCGCCGATTCCGATCTTGTCTTGCGCCTGTGAAATGATGAAACCTGTTTTGGTTTCCCACTTCGCCCACTCAGGCGGTTGCGCTGTGTAGGTTTCGCTGTTCCCTGCTGTGTATTCGATTGTGATTGGTAGTTTCATGCTCCCGGCTCCTTTTGCTTAGGTGATTGTTAGTACTGGTGTGCTGACGCAAGTAAAGGCAAGTGAAACAGTCTGTGCATCTGGTGCAGTGCCGCCAGCTGAAGGCAAGATTGGCTGGACATCAAATTGAAATGATGCTCCAGAATCCGCGCCAAAAATAACTGAAAGACCAGTATTTGGTGCGTTTGTTGCCGCTGTCCAAAGAGATTCGCATAGTGATGAAGCTGCTCCCCAATCGGCAAGCATTTCGACCGCAAATGATCCTTGTGTGTCTGTTGTGAAATAGGCTTTTCCATCGAGCGTTTGATAAGTGTTAATCGTAGAATCAACTGTCAAGGTCGCTGATGTAGCTTGGGCATCATAATTTGCACCGGCAATGGTGAACGTGATGTCTCTGCCTGTGATTACTGTTGTTGGCATTTTTTTTCTCCTTAGTCGGTGTAGTACGTTGAGACTTGCAAATCAGCTGTCAAGAATTTTCCTGCGCCGACTTCCAAAGGTGTTGGTGTGCTTACATCGCCCACGGTGTAGCCGCCGGGCATTGTCGAAATAATTGAAATCATAAGATTTTCAAGATTGGTCAAAGCTGCTGCATTGCTGGAATATCCGACCACGCCAGTGACCAGAAAATTGATTTTAACTTTTGTGGTTGATCCATTGATCAAAGTACTTTCCAGATAAGGTGAATCTGGGACAAGGACGATTGATGGGCTTGTCATTGTCTCTGGGATGCCGTTATACACGTTGGCAGCAATTGATGAAAGTGTTGTCTGCAATGGTGTGCGGACATTGGATTCGATGCTCATTGACACATCGTTTCTACATCCAAAAACGGACCTAATAATCCAATGACTCTATTGCTCAAGCTGCGTCCCAAAATAAATGGCGATGGCTGAAATTGATCGCTCATAATTTGATTGCCCGGCGCTGTAATGCTTTGAAAAATTTCGACCGAGACAGCCAAAATGGCGTTTTCAATTGGGGGAGTGCTTGCGTACAGCTGTGCGGCTGATCCACCGGATAAGGTAGCCAAAGCGCTAGGAATAAACGGCAATGGGTATGTTCGATCAGCCGCCGCTGTTGCCGCTGTAAATGTATAAGGCTCAATGCGATCATCGGTGACTGTGTAGGTCGCGTTATAGATACCCGCGCCAGTAATGACTACTGATTGACCCGGCACAAAGTAATTTGGTCGCATTGTGGTGAAATAAATGACGGAATTATCCACATTGGCAAAAGTCACCGCTGATTGGTATTGAGTTAGTAAAGGCAAAATCGTTTGCTCAGCGGAATCTATTATATTTTCAAGCTGAGCATCACTGTACAAAGAAACCGAGACGCCAAGGATCTGTCTCAACTGTGCAGCTGTGACTATGGCTGGCATCTCGGTTCCTTTCGTATAAGTAGCGACCGGGAGCGACCGCTACCGATCATCTGTTATTTAGTTAATCTCAGGTCTGGTTCCAGCAAGCACCAAATGGAATCTTTGGAGCAATTGCTGCGTAGCCGTAATAGAGAATGTCGATGGTTCCGTCGCTTTGAATTGCTGTTCGCAATGTGAAGCGTGGGGATTCATACCATGTCCAAGCATCTGGATTGATGACAGCCATTGAGAAATCTCCTGTTGATGTTGTTCCGCCAGCGTTACCGATTGAACGAGAAACAAAGAGATTCAAGCCCGGTGAAACTACGCCGCGCAATGAATCGCCGCGTACATTTCCCGCCGCATTTGAAGGTTGAGCTGCGTTGTATAGCGGTGCTCCGTTGTCGTTGTAACCCATAATGTTTGTCCATTGTCCGGGTGACACAACAATATTGCGAGCAAAGCCAAGTGATGATGAATAAACAGCGCCAGCGGCTTGTGATGTATAAGCCAAGAATCCAGCGGCTGTGTTTGCATTGACGCCAGTTTGCTGACCTGCGCCGAAAATAGTTCCGACCGCAAATTCATCAGTTACTTTTGCATACGCAAATTCGAGATTTTGAAGAAGAGCTGTCAAGTATTCGGGGCGGCTGCGGTCAATCAACTCAACGGTTGAAATTGCGCGACCCTTAAATGACTGAACAGGAACGCTCAAAAATGTTGCTGATAATGAGGAATCTGTAACGGCTGCATTTTCTGCAACGTTTGCAACGGTTGGAACGGCTGTGACGCGCGGAATTTCGAATGTCATTCCCTCGCCTACAAGAGTTTCGCGGCTTAGCGCATCGATCATTCCACGATCAGCGTTTGCTAATGCATTGACGATCTGTGTGCTTTGTGGTGTTGGAACCATGCCGGGTGCTGTTCCTGTTGTGTTATCTGCTGCTTTTACATATTGACGAGAATCCTCATCATGCAGAATTGTCGCCTTAAGGTAATGCTCAAGATAAGAAACCTTGTTGACGATTGGTGAACGTGGTGCGGTGAAGTAAGCAGGACGTGATGACGCCTGTACTGGTTCGACTGTTGGAGCTTCTACCGGGTCAACGGCAGGAGCGGCTTGTTCGGTAGTGTTTTCCACTTTGTCTCCTTCATTTGGGTTTGTTGTATCTGATACCTCGTGAGTTTCAGAATCTTCTGATGCTGCTACTTCCGAAACACGCGCTGATCGCACAGCGGGTTCGGTCACAAGTGCTACGCCTTTAAGTTGTCCATTGATCACTTTCATAGTTCCATCCTTTTGCATTTCGTAGTCATCGACTGCCAGTTCGATTGAAAATCCATCGCGCAAACCTTCCATCGCTTCAGTGAGTGCATCGGTCCCGGCGGTTGTGTTAGCGATTTTGAAAGTAGCCGTCATTTCTTTGTCATTGACGGACATCGCAATGCTGCGACCAATTCTGCGAGTGATGTCATGTTCTAAATTAAGAAACACATCTTGCGGCACGATCGATCCACGGGCAAAGACCACTTTGCCTGTTGATGCATTTGCTTGTTCATTGAATGCAA